GTTCTTTTGGCTTCTCACTATCTCCATCTCGTCATAACCATACATAAGCCTCACTTCTGCTTCAACTTTCGTCATTGGAAGTGTGACCCTGAATGTGAGTCGATCGGTTGACATTGCTCCAAGTTCTTTAAGTGTGTCATCGGAGTTGCCGCCATCATATATTTGGCACGCATTTAAATCGTAAGTTAACGTTTCTTGAGTGTTGCAATTTGGACACGACACTTGTGTTTTATAATCTGCGCCATATCCAGTCTTTCTTGCTTGAATAAGCATGGCGTTCTTGTCGCCAACCAAAAGCGTGCCTGGATCGATGGTTTTGTCCAGCATCAAGCTTTGTAAAAGGCGGTCCAAAGCAACGCCCTTCTTTAAAAGTGTCTGAGATGTTAAGATCTCTTCTTCTTTTGTTGTCATTTGTCTTATTTCAATAGATTCGACACCATGTAAGGGGTGGTTCTCTGGATAATATAAGCCTTTCGATGGGAGTTCTACTAATTCGGTTGGATTAACAAAGGAAAGTAGGCTTCCTCCTGCTTCTTGTGTTGGCGCCGCAGATGATGCGCTCGAAACAGACTTTGTTCTGTTTTCGTTGTTTCTAACTGACAAATTTCACCTCTCGTGTTGTCGTTTCAAAATTTTCATGTGGCATCTTCGGTGGGGTCGGTGGTGGTGGCGTCGGTGGCGCTCCATTCCCAGGTCTTAGCGACCGCTGCTGGGCCCGCTGGGGCGGTGGCGGTGCCGGCTGGGCCGCCATCTTTGGACTCCATCGTCGCCCAGTCATAGCGCAACTCAAGATCACAAGTAGATAGATCTTCCGAATCGTAGTCCAAATCTGAGAATTTTACAGATTTGATGAACGCGTTGTGAAGCAGCCAGGTTTCAAGATCTTTGCCATCAGCATCCATGTGAATGATGTTTACGTTCCCCAAAGCAGCGCCCATTAGGTTCTTTGAAACAGTTTTGTCATGACCGACAGCGGCGCTCGGCAAAGCATAGCCGGCTTTGGCCAGCAAATCGAGCATAATGTTAGTCGAGCTTGGAGCAATCGGATCAACCATAGTAATCGTAACAGTCTCCCAAGTAACAGTAGAGGGGAAATGGAAAGTGTGATTAAGAAGCTTATGAGTGGTCTCTCCCACAGTAAACGCAGGCTTTGTGGCCTTTTTTGCCCACCATACAACTGCAGTAGTGGCCTCGCTGTTGGTCTGAAAACCCGCGATAGTGACCCTAAATCTATAATTTCTTTTTGGTTCGTTTGTTAACTCATCTGTCCAAAAATTAGACATTTTTACTTTCTCCCTCTTTTAGTAAGTATTAGTATGTTGAAAAATCTGCATCTGTTCTTGTAATAACAAAGTCAAGTGCAATATATTCGATTGCCCGGGCGGGCTTAATGTACACCTTGGCGTACAGTACGTTTTGATCGATTAGATCTGGTGTTGTAGTCGAGCTATCGAGCTTAACTAGATATTCTGAAATTCCGTATCTTGTTTTGACACTATCCAAGAATGCGTTCGTCTTGGCCTTAAACTTGTTCCAAGTGTCTGAAACATTTTGTTCGAATAAGATGTTGTTGGCGATCAGTCTGACTTCTTTCTTGACATAAATCAGCATTCTTCTAACATTGATTCTGTCAAGTGCCGACGGATCCGCCAGAAGTGTCTTTTGCCCGAATACCACAATTCCCTCGTTCGTGAAATTGGCGATTGGGTTAATGTCCACTTCATAAAGCTCATCTCGTGCGTCACGGTTTAGTTGTTGTGTAACGCCCGCGACTTTAAGGTTAATCTCTCCGCCGCTGAGTCCGCCGCGAGTGAAGCCGGCTGGTGCGAACCAGACGCCATCAGAATTGGCATCAGAATAACCCATGGCGCCTAGACCGACAACAGATGGCGGCAGATAAACTGTCGCGGTAGTTCTGGTGTCAGTGACGTATACCCATGGGTAGTAGCAGCATGCGAAGCTTGAATCTAGCTGGCGACTCTTAATATTGCTAACAGCTGTCGTCACACTCTTTGGAGTGCGCGATATTCTAGTGTTGGTATTTTCTGTCGCAGGAGTATAACCACCTTCGATGTCAATAATACCAAGGACGTCTTGACGCTTCTCAGCAAGATTGATAACCTGATCTGTGATCGTTGTCTCGGTAATTCCCGGGATCGTCACAATGTTACCCTCTGTAACCTCTTCGTCTTCAACCACCTTCAAGGCAGTGCGAAGAGTGTAGTTTGCATAAAAGCTATCCTTAGTTGTGCCGGCAAGATCTGAGTTATTGAATGGCTCTTTCTCATTAAGTCTGAGGCCGTCAAATCCACCGTAAAGAGGAAGAGAGAACTGCTTAGCATCGATATCCACGGTATTCTTCCACGAGCCGCTTTTTGCGCTTACAGAGTAGCCGCTCTTGCGAGAACCAGACTGATAGGTTGTGTCGTCTGCATCACCGCGAATATCATCGAGAGTGAAGTAGTAAGAGACTTCGCTCACATCAGATACCGTGAACGAATCTGCTTGCAATCCAAACGGTATCGGGCGCAGCATGTCTACAACACCGGGATCTAAGTTGGACACGCCATCTTTAAGTGCGGTGAATCCAAAATAGGCGCCCTTAGTTTGAGTAAGGTTATCGCCGTCGGCGTCATTTGTTGTGCGCAGTCGGGTTGACGGATAGTCTACCGATGCGGTGAAGTTGAGAAAGCCGTCGTCGGAGCCGTCATCGGACGGGTTATGGAATATGATACCATCGGCGCCATCGGCGCCATCCGCAGGTGTCCATGAAAATTTAGTTGGGCGTTGGACAATCGTATTAACGTGAACTCCAGAGCCGGTCACAAGAGTGGCCTTGGCTGCATATTGGCGATCGTAAAAGTTAGAGGAGCCGCTGAGTACAGCGAAGCCTTTTGGCTTGATTGGACCTTCGAATCCGAACGGTACGGCGCCCTTATTAACAGGAGTTGCGTCAGAATACATTTCTACACGAATAAATCTTGAGCGGTTCGTATTCTCGCCATATCGCACCATCACTTCATTTGACTTATCGTATGCATAATATCTATCACCAATAGCTCTTCCAATGTATTTGTTAGAGTTTCTGTTCAGGTTACAGCCTTGGAAAATCTCCAAGCGGCCAGTAGTGGATAGTTTGGAGTCAAGGCTTCCTATCGAGCGAACTTCAACGTCAAATGTAGGATATGCGCCTTCATATGATGGGGCAGTAATATTTGAAATTGAAACCTTGATTTGCTTTTGAATATATTCGCCGGCATCGGTAGCACAAAATCTAAACAATCTTTCGCATCGAGATGTGTCAGATGCATCGAATGTCGTGTTATCTCCGTCCAGATCTTGCGAGAAAATCCAGCCAGATTTAGCATACTGATAATCGGCCTGCATATTATGATTTCCTTCGGCGCTGGATACGGAGCTTCCGGACGAAAGACACATAATTACACCATATTGCTTGCCCGCGCCGGCGGAAGAGATTGATTTTACGCTTTCTTCGTAGGTTTCACCAAGCCAATACTTTTGGGTATTAGCACTAGAGTTAAGAGAACCATTTGTGGTGATTGGATCCACATTGAGCGCTTCACGGATGTAGGCAGTGCTATCGCGGCTGAAGTTAACTGTTGTCGTTTTATAGGCCGTGCTGCTGCGGTCTTTAAAGACAAGCTTAAAATGATTCGAGGTTGTGCCGCCTTGTGCGGTGGTCAGAGACTTAATCAGCGTGTAAGTGCTCGCTGTGGCAATCATATTTGTCACCGTCGGGGTGGCCACCATCGCGGTACCACTCAACTCAACGGTTCCCTCAGAAAGATAGAAAACAGCCCCAAGCGTGCCACTTAGTGTATATCTGCGGCCAAGGCCGGCATCGCCTCCATTTCCGACGGTTTGTGAAGATGAATTGAATATAAAGAGACCCCATGCTCCACCATTGTTGGATCTTAAGTTACCAGGCTGCGACGAGGCACCACCAGTTGTCTGGGTGTACCAGCCGGCCTTGGCGGCATCAGTAGATGCGTTTTCTGGCGCCATTCCAAGCAAACGTACAGCGGTTGCTGGAGAGGCTTGCGATTTAAGGTATGATTCGGCGGCATACCCGGCGTATGTGGGCCCTTGGTAGTTACCAAGTCTCCAGACGTCGACTTTTCCGCCGGTTCTTGTTTTCAGGGTGGCACTTGCTGGCTTTCCGGTACCATCGATCGGATCACCAAAGAAGGTGGTCCAATCACTCCAGCTATTAACGCTGACCGGGCGCATTGCAGGTCCGTGCTCGTAGCGTCCAATGATTATCGGTCCATCCGCGGGGCGCGCTGCCTCTCTAATTGATTCATCCACTTCCGCGATAAATACACCCGGGGATAAAAATTTAAATTTCTCAACTGCCATGGTTTTGTGGCTCCTTCGTAACAGTAAATCTCACTATCTAAGTAGTTACAATATAATCTAAAAGACACTTCATTCTTTATAAAATCTTCCGTCATCTTCGTTAGGATGCGTATCTCCAATCATTATTCTCTCTCTTGGCATCCTGACCTCGACAATTGATTGGCGCTTTTCTATTTCAAGGTACTCCGAATTTTTATCGTCATTTAGTAGGTATCCTAGAACCCTAAGATCAAAAGTTGTCTCGTACGCCTTCTCCGAGTCCCCCATTGATGCAGCGTTATTGTTGGCATCAAAAGATGCTGGGAAAAAGGCTTCATACCTGTGGGGTTCTGACCCGATCATAAACCCATTAATCTGGCCAGAATATTTTAAA